ATGCTCAGGATATACTTCATCACAAAACTTTTTATAGTTTGCTGTGAAATATAACTTCTCAAACATTGCTGTTGGTATCTTGCGGCGTGTCAGATAAATCTTACAAAAATGTGTATCGGGTAGTTTATCACACCTCTCCGCATTTTCATAGACGGCACTATCTAATACACCAAAGCGTGGCGCTGGTATATCAAATAACTTTGCTCTGTTATTGTTCATGCCAATCTCACCAGATTTATATCGCTCAAGGACATATTCCTTGTATAAATTGGAGTCTACTTGTTTGATAAGATTGCCGATTGTTGTTCCAGTGCCACAGTTGTGGCATTTATAGAACAACTCATTACCTTTGCGGTAAATGTACCCTCGCATTCTCGCTTTGTGTTTTTGTGAATCGCCACACAAAGGGCACCGACAGTTGAAAAGATAGTCAGATTTGCGCTGAAACTTCTCAAACCGCGGTGAGATTAATAATGTAAATTTTAAGTCTGTAGAAAGCATGGTTCATTATATAACAACTCCGCACAAATGTCAACGAATAAACGCAATAATTTTCTCAAAATGCCCGGAAAGAATGCCTGCAAATGCAACACCACCAGCTACCATCCAAATCATTTTTTGACGAATTTGTTCCAAGTTACCAATCTTCTTGGCCAATTCGGAGTGTTGCTCACATGATGCATTATACATCTCATTTAGTTTATCTGTCAAGCTGTCACGGGTATTGTCAAGGCAATCATGCATCTCCTTAACACCAACCTTTAACTCATCCAGTTTTTCGCTAAGGTTTTCTACCTTAGTTTCAACTATACCAATTCTTTCTACAGTGGTTGCCATTTTGTTCTTTCTTATACGCTAAAACTGCTACCGCAACCACATGTTGTTTTAGCATTTGGATTGCTAATTATAAACTGTGATCCCTTTAATTTATCTTTTGTGTAATCTATTGTGGCGCCTGAAAAATATTGCATACTCATTGCATCAACAAGTAAATTTTCAGATACCTCAAAATCGTCTTCATTTTTATCATCATCTAGTGTAAAACCATAATTGAAACCAGAGCAACCACCGCCAGAGATAAATGCTCTGACGTATTTATTATTTTCTTCCAGCAGAATCTCTTTTATTTGTTCAATTGCATTCGCAGTTAAGTTTATCATATTTACCTTTGTAATCGTTAATTGCGGCTTTTATAGCGTCTTCAGCGAGTATTGAACAATGTATTTTAACTGGCGGGAGAGCCAATTCTTCCGAGATGGTCGTGTTCGTGATAGTTGATGCTTCGTCCAATGTTTTGCCTTTGATCCACTCTGTAACCAACGAACTACTTGCAATCGCTGAACCACACCCATATGTTTTAAAACACGCATCTGTGATAATGTCATTTTCAACCTTTATTTGCAATCTCATCACATCACCACAGGCAGGTGCACCAACAATGCCAGTGCCAATATTATCACCAGTCTTATCAAAAGATCCGACGTTCCTGGGATTTTCATAATGATCCAAGACTTTGGCAGAATATGCCATTACTTTTTCACAGGAACTTCTGTGCCTTCTAGTTTCTTGTGGACTTTCATTTCTTTGCAATTCTGCTTTACGTTGCCCTTGGCATCTTTAACAGGTTTGCCTTCTTTGTCTTTAACATCAACGCAAACTTTTGCTTTTTCAGCATCAGCATAAACTGCTGTTGACATACCGAACAATAAAGCGATGGATAATACTATTGATTTCATTTTTATTCCTTTTTAGTGAATTTTTCGGATGCTGTAAAACCTAAACCTGCTATTACAATGTACATCATAGAATCAAAAATCTTTGAATCTATTGAGTAACCACACACCATAGCAATGTACCCTCCGCCGCACAATAAGAATGCGAGAATGGTAACTACTCTTTTACTAGAAACGGTAGCGTTGATACCGTCAGATAACATGCTTAGTATAAAGTTCATTTATAGTTCTGGTTGAGGAGCTGGCGCTGGAGCTGGTTTGCCTCCGAAGCCTGTGATAACTTGGGGCTGAGATACGCTTCCAAAGCTATTTCCGCTGCCCATTGATTGTGTTCCAAACGAGTTCGTGACTGTTGGAGAAACGCTAGGTGCTGGAGAGAAGGAAGGTGCGCTGGTTGTTGTTTCATTTTTTTGTATTGGTGTTGGTGGTTTATCCCAGCCTTTGTTAGCCGCTTGTAGCGCAGCCTTCTGTGCATCTTTATCATTACCTGCAAGCATGATACCAGATAAAGTACCAGTCAAGAATGTAGCGATAGGAATAATCAACTCAAAGAATTTCTGGTCAATAGGACTGATAGCATTCAATGGTTGAGTAACAAAAATGATTGAGTATAGAACAACGAATACAATGCCTGTTAGTGTTAGGGCTAAGCAAATTCCAATAAAGAATTTCAATCTTGCCATCAACTGGTCTTCGGTATACATTTGATTATTTTCCACAATTTGCTCCTTGTGTTGTTGGTGCTTGGCAAGCTGGCGTTGAAACCACTGGCGCAGTTGCTTGAGTTTGTCCATCTTTTGGCGGTCCTATTCTGGGGTCACGTTGACCTTTAAAAATATGTTCAGGACATGTTCTTGTCACATCACATCTTGGTAGTTTACAAATATCTTTTTCCCAGTTATCTGGGTCTTGGCATGGATAACGAAATCTATCACCACCAAAGAAGGCTAATGATAATGGCAGAATAATTAATGCAATTGCTACATATAATAATTTCTTATCATTCATATCAAACTCCTAAGACATGAAGTGCATGTTCGTAATGTTTGATTCGGTCTTCAAGACCAATGGTACCACCGTTAATTCGTTTTGTCAAGGTAACAATATCGCCTTTGTCGTTGTTTGTTTCCCAGAACCAGCAAGCTGATTGTGCGGCGCCTTCAAATGTAGCCATGTACTCGGCTGCTTCTTCTACAGAAATTTGTAGTGAGCCAGCAAAGAAGGTATAGTTATCTTTACCAGTCAATTGAATTAGACCACGACCACGGTATCTGTATCCATCACCAGAAGATTCATCGCCATTGCCCATGCGTGATGCATAGATTTTGTTTGCGATAGCTTCTTGTTTGTTTGGCTTAGAACAATACTGTGTTGCAATTTCATCATTAGGAAAATACTTAGCAAACAACTTGCGTAGAGTTGGTGGCTTGTAGTTTAGATTTTCCTGTAGTGCTGTGAAACCACCAGATTCATGTGAGCATTGAGCAATGAAGGCGGCAATACGTTGTGGTGTATTGATTTCATAATCAGGCAACAATTGCTCTAGTGCGTGATGCCACTGGTCAATGTATGGATTCTTTGGCAATAATTCTTTTAGTTGTTCTTTAGATAATTGCATTATTTTACACTTTCAAAAATGTTTTTCTGTATGTTATACCATTCAATAAAGGCATCATGTTTCACAGCACATTCATAATAAGTTGTATAGTTTGTAGTAACCGTCTTACTTATATCACTTAATTTTACTTCATTACCCAATTTTTCTAATTGTGGGCATTTCACCAATAAATTTTCTGGCGCATTTGGAAATTTAGCAGTAACTGGTACTGTAGTTGAACATCCCGATAACATTGCAAAAAAGAATATTGCTGTTATTATCACAAACAGTATAGTGCTAATCTTTTGTTGTTTCTCAACGTTTCTCATTTAGGTGCCTCAGCCGCTCTGTTGTGCGCTTCAATAAATTCTTTTGGTATCTCGCATTGACCACCTGGAAGAAACTTAGTATCATACTTAACAATCTCTTTGTCTATAAACTTAACGATATCTTGACCGCGTGTTTTGATGTATTCAGTTTTCTTTACAACTTTTTCAACTATCTTCACATTCTCTTGTGCTGATTCTACAGCAGCCGCTTCCACTTTAGCTTCCATCTCTTTTACTCTAGCTTGCCATGCTTCTTCATTTGATATTGCACCAGCCATATAAGTTCCAATCGCAATCAGGACAACAGAAACCGCTTGTATTGGTGTCCGATACACATATACAAGCGGAATGAATTTCATTACGAATGT